GGTTCCGAATATCCTGAGATGAATCCGGGCTCGATTTTTTTGGCGATTTTGATCATCAATCGAGCTAGTAAACCTCCCACGGCTTTAATGGAAGGGTGAGGGTTGAACAACTGTCGGGGGCGTGCGTTCTGAGCCTTGTCATAATGAACTTCATTTGACTTGGAGAAAGCGGTTAATCCTGTTGGCAGGCAGCCCTTTTCGTTGAACAACTTCCAGCCCTGTTTGTAGACGGCTCGTTTGGAAGGATCTGAATCTTCCAAAAATTTTTCGAACGAGCAGTCGAAAGTCGACATTTCATTGATGGCGTCGTGAACTTCCATTTCAACATTATCCCAGTATCTCTCGACAAAATAAGAGAACGATCCCAACGTGGGCAGACTGGGTCTGGAAGCTGTGGCGAATTGTCTGGCGAACAATCCGGCAGTGCCATTCAGCAGACAAGTGCCATAATGTACAGGGATAGGGTTGGCAATTACCTTCTTGTACATTGGTTTGCAGGTGCATTCCGTGGGCATGTATCGATTATAAACTTCTATATACCCATTACCGATGGTGTGGAAGAATCGACTGTTCACGTCGATCTTGTAGTGGATTGCATCGATGAGGTTCAAGTTTGAATCTCTCACCGGTAACCTGCTGGCGCTTGGAGAATGCTTTGTTAAAACAAGATGCCAAAATATCACGAATGCGGCTACAAGTTTTGACCAGACTGTCGAAGATCTGTTCGCTTGTAAAGCTCGCTGGCGTCTCTTGTTCTTTCTCTTCTCTCCACCTCCAAACATTCTCCTCTTGCTGCTGTCGCGCATGTCGACCATGATAGCACTATTGTTGTTATCAAAGTCTAAATTTGCGTTAGTAGCATGAGTAGCGTTTATTGTTGAATAAGTTGGACGTGTGGAGAACGAAGAAAGTGTTCTGCGATCAAATGAAGCTCTGGTGTAAGCGCTGATTTTCTTGAAGAAATTAGAAAGCATCATCTTGACTCGATAGTTACCGGGACGGTAAACGGTGTCACTTCCCGTCACTCTATCACAGGCTACGTGGTCTTCTGAAGACGCCAGAATGACTGACAGATCAGAAATCCACTTCATGACTGATCTTATTAAATATAACAAGACAGCCAATGCT